CACCGGAGCACACCACCAGCGACGGCTCACCTAGTTGCTCGGTGAGCTCTCGCATCTTGGCATCAGTGTCCCCCGCATCGAGGTCTGCGACCAGCGAGCGCATCCGCGCCACGTTGGCGCTTGTGGCCCTTCGGTCGCTCAAGATGCCTGGGACAACGAAGGTCGCCACGTTGTACTGCGCCCACCGCTCGGTGGCTGAGAGCACAGGCGCAAAGCCATCCTTGGCTGGTTCAACGAAGATGTCTTCGCGGAAGACGCCTTCTTGCTCGGTGCCCTTCTCTCCGATACCGCGAACGCAGATGAACTCGTTCTCCTTCCAGTCTCGCTCTCCGAAGATGAGGCGAAGATGCTCTTGGGCTTGGCGTAAGTCAACCAAGCCACGACGGTCTGTCAATGGCTGCATTTTGTTTGGGGTAGTAGTCTGTCTTACTTCAGCCAGAACGGCTTTGTGGTGTTGGGTGCCTGAGTGGGAGCATCCTCCCAACAGGTGCTCTTAAACGAGCAGAACTTGCACCGAAAGTCGGTGCGGTCTTTGCCAAGGCGCGGAAGCTCCTTGGGCGATTGAGCGTCGATGACGCGCACCGCGCGATCCGAGGCTTCTTGGGCTGCGAGCGCGTCGAACGGAACCAACTCAACGAGCACCTCACCGGTGTCGCGGTTGAGCGCCGTGAACATACCGCCAGCGGGGATGTCGAGGTACGCGCAGTAGATTTGCATCTGGGCGTAGTACACCGGCTTTGATGCCTTCACGCCCTTGTTCTTGGTGTCGTTCCAGCTTTTATCGTTGAGCGCCTTGTTCTCCCACAGAAGCGGGTACTCAACACCGGTGATGATGGGACCGCCGGCGATGATGCCGTCGATGTGTCCACCGAGTCGCCCATCAGCAGCACGGAAGCCGAACTGTTTGCCGTCGCTCTTCTCGGTGAGCAGGTCGAAGCCAGCAGCGCGGATGTACTTCGCCATGCGGTCTTCGCCGTCATGCCCCATGTCGAAGATGCGCAGCACCTCCGGTGGGAAGCCGGCGCCTTCGTCCTCGGGAGCGTGTTCGTACTCGTACCGGAGCCGGCGCTCGCACGCCTCACCCCAGCGCGAAGCCCCGAGATAGTCCCGCTTCTCTTGGTTTGCCTGACGCGCCAAAATCGCGCCGTCGATGACGGCTGCGATAGCGGCTTGTGCTGGCTCGTTTCCGATGACCTTCTTGGTCTCTGGCTTAAAGATGCTCATCGTCGTTCTTAAGGGCGTAGAAGATGCCGAAGATTGCCAAGAGCAACACCAGCAGATACGCGGTTACAGAGGCTTTGTCCTCCTGTTGGTAGAGTTTCACGGTGTCAGCTATGGCGATTGCCGCAAAGATGATTGCCAGCAGTTTCATGTTTCAAGAATAGAGGGCCCTCAACGCCGCTGGCCAGCCGCCATTCGGCGATCTCGGATTCGAGGCGCTTGATGGTTTCGGTAGCGGTGTGTAAACGCGCCTTGTACTCGTCGCGCTCTTCAGCGGCTTCGCTCAAAGACCGGCAGGTGTATGCCAGCCCGAAGTGGTTCTCCCACGCAACTCCGCAGGATGTGCAGTACTCACTCACGGCTGCACCTCCTTCCCAGCCACCGAGGAATCCTCGGTAACTGGTTGAACTGTCAAGGAATCCTTGTCAGTTGCCCACTTACCCATAGACCGTACAAACGCCTCTGCGCGGTGGCGAGCGGTTGCGCAGAGATAGCAACGGTATTTCGTCTCCGGCATCAGTTTCTCAACCCAGTAGGTGTACCATTTGAACTGGTCATCCGTCAGCATCTGTTCCGCTTCGTGCATGGCGTTGAGGTCAGTGCAGTAGTCGGGGATGTGCTTTTTGTGCGCGGAATACCAAGGCGGGTTCCCTCTTGTTTTGAACCCACAGGTGCATTCTTCAATGTCCATCCACCCGCATGCCTGTGCAATCGCCACGTTGATTTGTTCGTTAGTCATTCCGCCACCTCCTCCGTTTCGGCGGTGAGTTTTTGAGCGGTTTCGGCCATTAGGCTCGCAGCGTACCGCACGGCCATCCGCACGGCCTTCTCGGGGTCGCCGTAGATTCGACGCGTCACCCTGCCGTTCCGAAGAGACAGCAGCACAACCGCTTCGACTCCGGTGGCGTGCAAGGCATTGGCTAGGGCAGATGCCACAACGTCTTCAGCTTCGTTGCTCATCCCTGCACCTCCTTCGGCAGCTCCGGCAGCGGCATCCAGTGGGTTGGCAGGTAGCCTCTCCACACCCCAAACTGGTCGATGCAAGACACCGTCAAGTGATACCACCTGCCAATGCGAACAAGCACCATCTTGTTCGCTGGAGGATGAGCTTCGCTAACCGGAATCCACCGTTGAGCCTCCTTCAACCGCTCAACCTCGGCGCGGAGTTGGTCGGCATCTCTTTGAGTAGCCAGCGAAACGTATGGGTTGCATCGAGTTTGGTAGTCCAAAACGGAATCCCTCAGCCGCTCAACCTCGGCGCGAAGCGCGTCACGCTCGGCAACCAGATTGAAATGGCATTTGCGACCAGACAACCAATCGCCGGAAAGATGCCATCGCTTGGTCCCGCACCCAAAGAGCCTGAAAGCATCGCCTCCGCTGAACGATGACTCTCCGCAGTATTTGCAGCAGTTTGGAATGTCGCTCATTCCGCCACCTCCTCTTCCTGCCAGAGTTCCCAATCCTCTGCTGACACGTCGGCGACAGAGAAACTCGGGATGATTGAGGTGTCGCAGTAAACAGGCGAACCATCAGCATCCGCATGCATAGACCCGCGTTCCCTACCTCCTGCTCGCCGTATCCGACGACCGATGAACGAAATGCCGCCATTCTCAATCCACGCCATCGCGACGAGAAACGACTCCCTGTCATACCGTTTTACCCACTCCTTCTCAGGCGGTTTTCCCTTCCAGTCGTCGTGGTTAAACCACTCAACCTTAAAGACCTGTTTGCTGTTTTTGTGCTTGTTTATGGTCCACGAGCGGTCGTTGAGTTTTAGCGTCCACCCCTCGCGGTACAGCCGCACAAGGTCCTCTGTCTTAATCGGTTGCCAGTCACTCATTCCGCCCCCTCCTCCCATTTTCCCAGCGTCCGCAGAAACGCCTCTGCCCGTTGGCGAGCGGTGGCTTTTGCACAGGATGGCTGAGTGTCGCCTAGATATACGCAATAAATATCCCACTCATCAAAGGTGGTCAGCACCTTCTGCGCCTCGTGCATCGCGTTGAGGTCGGAGCAGTAGTCTGGCCACTCAGTAACCCAAACACTGCCTTTGCCATTTGTGCGCACAACTGGCTTGTTGTTCCACCCACACGCTTCGGCAATAGCGCGGTTGATTTGCTCGTTGGTCACGGCTGCACCTCCTCGACCATTTTGTTGGCGTCACCCAAAAGGTCTCCGTCAGTTGTAAAGCGTTCCTTTACAACTGGCTCCTCCTTCTTGTCAGTTTTCTTCACAATCGCGGCAAATAGCAGTTCAGCCGACAATTTCGTGATGATGCGATGCCGAGTCAGGCGTCCCACGCCCGCTGGCATAGGACGATTGATTGCTGCGTCGACGATGGCATAAACGTCGCCTCCACAACCATACAAACGAGCGTAAGCCTCAACTCCGTTCATTTCTCGCTTGGATAGGCATTTACGCACATATGAAATATGAACGCTCATTTCGCCACCTCCTCCCATTTACCCACCGTGCGCAGGAACGCCTCTGCGCGTTGTCGTGCGGTGGCGTAAATGACGTTGAATGGGCTTTGCCAAGCACCAAGGTTTCTAGGGTAAAACACCTCACGCTGGTCGTCCTGTAGCACCTTCTCAGCCTCATGCATAGCGTTGAGGTCATGAACGTAGTCTGGCATATACTTATATGCGTTCCCGCCTTGTCCTGGGAGTTCTGGCGGATAGCCCCACAGCTTGTGATTGTGCCAAGGCCCACTGTCATGGATGTCAGTCCATCCACACGCCTCAGAAATCGCCACATTCATTTGCTCGTCGGTCATGGCTGCACCTCCTCTTCTCTTGGCACTTGTGTGTCGCAGTCTTGGCAAAACCACATCTCAGAGCGCACGCTCCACTCCATAACGTTACCGCAGTTGCACTGCTTCTCTGCCTCGCTCTCGTCGTTGGTGAGCCAGCTATCATACCAGCTTGGGAGGTTCATTTGCTCTCCTTTCTGAGGCGCATGATTTCGGCCTCGATGCGTTTGAATGTCGCCTCGAACGCACGCCGGTTCGGGTGCGAATGAAGCAGTGTCTCCGTCAGTGCCAGAAGCTCAGTGGCTTCTTGTTCTAGTCTGTTTTTCATTTTGTTGTTGTTGCTCTGCGTGAAATCTCTCTTCTCAGGTACCATGCCGCTTTTTCAAGGTCTTGAACTTCATTGTCCTTGAACCCAGCCCTGAACACGTACTTTATCACGTTTCCAAGGTTGAACGAAAATGCCTCTGCAATGTCTATGCATTCGATTCCGCTCGGATGCTTGTTGTAATGCGCTGGGTGTTCGACGGCGCTGGTCGAGGACGGGTTGGATGATTTCGCGCCACAGTTTTGAGTACATACTGTCTCTTTCGGTTGGTTTTCCATGTTCTTTAGCCAAGAATTGCTTTTTTTATGCGTGCCTCGTTGAACTTCCATGTCAGCACGCAGCTTGCGCGGTAGCGTGACATCCCGAACATGGGTACATCCGCCATGTGCTGACGCTGCGAGTCGGTAGGTGGCAACTTAATCCATGACCGCGTTTTGCGCGAGTTCGCTCTATCCCCGTTTCGCCGCAAGAAGTCGTCCGCTTGAGCCAGCGCGAGCTCCTTGGAGTTGGTGCGCGTGATGATTGTGACCACTCCACCGGTGACGCCGCCAATCGCGTTGTACACCTCCCCCAGCTTGATGACCGCGCCCCACGCCGTCAGCGCGTTCGCCATTCGCACGGCGTCGCTGTACATCGACTCCCACCGGAACGGCGACATCTCGATGATTTGCATCTCCGACATCTCGAAGGACTCGATGGTCTCAACACCGTTGACCCGCACGGGGAAGATGTACCCACACACGGGGCAACTCCCGACCGCTGCCGGCACCTGAATGCCGCACTCGGGGCACTTCTTCATGGGCGCCTCGCCGGTCTCGCTCTGGCGAACGAACAACCGGTCTCCCGCGTCGATGTCCCCGTGCGTGAGCAGTGAGGCGCCGAAGTCCAGCACGATGCAATCGCTCTTAATCACGCCAGGGTATCGCTTCGCGTCGATGCACGGCCTGAGCCCTCGCCCGATCATCTGAATCATGGTGCTTTTCTGGCTGCACGGGCGCACCAGAACAACGCACCCCACACGTTGGCAGTCCCAGCCCTCTGTCAGCTTCATCACGTTGAGGAGCACCTTGATTTTGCCTTGGTCGAACCGCCGCAGGATGGTGGCGTTGTCGTCGTCCGACATCTCGGAATGGACGGCCTCGGCGGAGATACCGTCGTCGCGGAACGCCTCAGCCAAGTGCTGAGCGTGTTGGATGGTCGAGCAGAAGACCACGGTGGACCGGTCTGAGGCTTTCTCACGCCAGTGCCGCAGAATCTCCGAGTGAACGGCCCTCTTGTCCATGATGGCCTCAACTTCGCCCATGTCGAACTCTGCACCGGTCTTCTGCACGTTCTGGAGCTGGTCGTTGAGCCCGATGTCCATGCGGAACGCACGCGGCTGAACCAAGTTCCCCGCTGCGATGAGCTCGCCCACGGTGATTTTGTCGGCCACGTTGTTGAACACCGCCGTGAGCGCCTGCTTGTCGCCGCGTTCCGGTGTCGCAGTAAGCCCGAGAATGACGCCATCTGGCGAGCGTTCGCGAAACGCCTGCAC